GCACCGAGCATGTAGGAATTACGCCAACTGTCGAATGGGATCTCGTCGAGGAACGTCTCGTCGGTGGGCGTCGTGTTCGCGGTGGTGAAGCACCGGAACGTCTCAGTGTCCCACTTCCCGAAATCAGCCCACGCGACGCCGAGCTGGCCGGTCGCAGTGCCGAGCGGTGTGTTGTATTGCCCTGCCGCCGGAGCGAAGCTGACGCCGCCCCCGAGCAGGTTGGATGACCGCATCCAGTCCCAGTCATCGTGGTCGGTCTGTATCTCGTTCCATGCGTCACCGATCCAGTTCACAATGCGCGCCAGGCTGCCGCTCTGCCCGGCCGTCGTGGTCAGCGTCCCGGACACGCCGCACTCGGTGACTGCGCGCTGGCAGAGTTGCAGGAAGTTCATAGGAGAGACCGATGGGTGGGGAAGAGGCGCTGACGGAGTCGGACGCCGAGCGGAATTGCCTGCACTGCCTGATCGGCGCGGCGATCGTCAGGCGCATCGGCCCGGACGCGAGCCGCTGGCAAGAGGCCGATGTGCAGGCCATCATCCATGAGATCGTCCAGGCGCTCGGCGAGCTGATCGTGATCATCACCGCCCAGGGCGACCGGGACGCGCTCCTGGCGGAGTTCCAGCGGGTGCTACGCGAGACGGTGCGCCATGAAGGAGCGCTTGTCGCCCGGCAGCGGTCTCTCCACTAGAAGTTGCGCCGCCGCATCTCTTCCAGCCACGCGGCACCCCGCGGGTTGTCGTCCCTGATCACCGAGAAACTATGGATTGCCGAAGTCGTGCGGCGGACCCAGTTACGGGGCCGCTCGACGACGGCGTCCTCGTGCTCGGTCCGGACCGAGTCGACCTTGGCCCGCACGATGACTTCCAGCGTCTTGCGCTTGACGGTGACCTGCCGCCCGACCGAAAGGTAGCCGACCTCTTCCCATCGCCCGCGCTGGAACACCTCGGCCGGCTTACCGTTCACCCACACGGGAAAGAACGGGTCGGCGTTCTCCTGGGTTCCTGGCTCGAGCCGGATCGTGACCGGCTCCTCCATGAATGCCAGTTCGGCGAGGTAGTCCTGGTTGATCAGGTCGCTGTTCACCTCGACGATCTCTCCTTCCCGATCGGCTGGGTCGGCGATGATCGGCTTTTGCTCGATCGGCATATCCTCGGAATGCACTTCGCGGCGCGGCCCGCGCGGTGCGGGTGGCGCGGGCGCCGTCTCAGTGCCTGGATCGAGGGGTTCGCGAGGCATGCGGCTGATTCTCCGGTTGCGTGGCAGGCGTCAGGACAAGGATCGACCGCCGCAGCCCTCCCGGCCGCAGCGGCTGCGCGTTAGCTGACCTGCGGCCGGTCGGGCATCCCGCACACATCGTCGAACGTGTAGGTGATGCCGGTCACGCTCGACATGTTGCTGGAACCGAAGGTCCAGCCCGTCGTGTTGTTGGCAGTTGAGCCGGCCTGGATGACCAGGTAGCCGATCGGGCAGAAGTCGTTGTCCGTCGAGCCTGAGCCCGCGGGCCCCATGGCGCCGAACTGCGGGGCGGTCAGGAAGCTCCCCGGTTCCGTGATCGTATCCAGGGCGACCACCTGGCTCTGGATCGCCCTCAGGTTGCCGCTGTGGTCGAAGCCCACCATGAATACGCAGCCCTGGCTGGCAAGCACCGGGATGAACGCTTTGCCGGTCGCCCAGTCGGTCGTCGGCGTCGCCGTGTTCGACAGCGCCGCGACCGAATAGAGCTTACCTTTGATGGCGATGATGTTGCTGGTCGCGCCCCCTGCCAGGGTTTGCGTCAGGGTTGTCGTGGTGCCGGCCGCCAGGCCAGCCTTGGTCAGCGCCATGGTGACGGGCGCGGCTGCGTTAACGTCCATTGGGGTGTCCTTCGGGAAAGAGAGGGGATGTCGGCGCGGATCAGCTCGCGACGGTCGGGCGAGCGCCTTAAGCCAGCGTGCCGGGTGCCGCTCCGGTCAGCACGGTCGCATCGAACGGGCCGATCGGGCTGACGTAGACCGTGGTTGCGGTCGAGAGCACGGTGGTTCCTCCGGTGAACGCCGAGGCGTACGTGATGATGAGGAAGCCCACCAGCGCCTCCCCGGAGGGCGGTTGCGGGAACACGACGCCGCCCAGGGTCGATGCCTGCTGGCCGGCGACGACAGACACCGTGCCGGCGGCATTCACATAGAAGCAGACCACGTTGTAGTAGCCGGCCGAGATGTTGATCCCGGTCAGCGCCGGCATGTTGGTGCCGGCAGCGATCTTCACGAGGCTGCCTTGCACCGCGGCGTAGAAGTCGGCGCTGCCGGTCTTCGCAAGCGTCGTCGTGCTGCTGATCTCGAGCCCCGCCGAGGTAAGCGGCAGGGAGGAATAGCGATCGACCAGCGGAAACAGGATTTTCCGCAGGCTCCAACGGTCTTTCGCGCGCGCGACGCCTTCCAGCCAGCGCGTCATTGTGTCGAACATGATGGCATCTCCGGGCGCGCGTCCCTTTTCGGCGCCTCATTCGAGGTCGGGAAAAGGGACAGGCGCAGTTGGGAGGTTGCGGGATCGAGTTACTGGAGGACCTTCGAGCCGACGAACCCGACCGCCATCCAGCCTGGATTCTCGATCATCACCGCCTTCCACCACGCCGTGCCGGCATAGCCGCGCTGGCCCAGCGGGTCGGCTTTCGACTTCTCACCGGGCGGTAGGAAGGTCGGATTGAGCGCCTCCTTGCCGCGCAGCGCGATCTGGCCCCATGCATCCTGCGCGGTGACGATGAACGGATAGACGTCGATGTTGCTGCCGGAGGTCGAGTAGAGGCTGGTCCCGGTGACTGATGCGCCGGCATCCTGGATGGACGGAAGATCCGGGCTGGTGATGAACCGAAACCGCTCGGTCTTGCCGATCTCGTTCGGCATCGGTGTGCCGGACGCATAGGCTTCGCATGGCGTGAAGTTCGGCAGGTCGCGGATGTCAGGTTCCAAATCGGTGTGGCAATAGACTGTGTATCCTTCTGCCACGGCATCGGTGCCGTAGTTCGGGCCCGACTTCAGCACCTTGTTCACCGGCTTGCCGTGGTTCGCCTGAAGGTTTTTCGCGATCTTGCGCACCATGCCAAGCGTGAGGGGTCCGGACACGGTCGCAACCGAGGTGCCGGTGCCTCCGTAATAGGCGTTGGTGCAGGCGCGCAGTGCGCCGTAGATGACCATCTCATTGACGAAGGTCACGCGCTCGCCGACCTGCTCGATCATCGCCTTCGGGATGTCGTCCTCGTACAGGTCATAGGTCTTGTCCGAGAAGCCATAAAGGCAGCCGTACTGCTGAAGCACCACGGTGATGTCGACCGGCACGATCGAGTCCGGGGCGGGCGTGACGCCTTCCTGGATCTGGTGAGCCTGGACAATCGCGTTGCCGCGGTCGCCGGTGCCGTTCTGGAAGAACTGGTTCTGCGAGCTCGCCGAGGTCGCGGTCGCGCCATACGGCAGCCAGCGCCGCGCGACATAGGTGTCCGAGTTGTTCTTCGGCATCGGCACCTGGCGCCCGGTGCGGCCCAGCACTTCCAGGGGCACCGCGTGCGCCAGGATCTGGCCCTTGAACTTGTTGATCCGGCCCGGGGTCAGCGTAAAGGTTTGCAACGCCATCGTCGTCTCTCCGATCCTGGACGCGCGCCCTCCCGCGTGCGTCCGTTGGTGGTTGGGGGGTTGGTGGGGTTCTCCGGTGGAGCGTCAGCGGTGAACGTCAGCGGGACCGGAAGCCCGCCTCGAACTCCTCGTCGTCGGTGTTGGCTCGCGGCGCCGCTTGCGCCCCGTCGCCACGCGGCTGGACTGCGGCCCGGATGCGTTCGCGCTGCTGCTGGGCCTTCGGATCGACCGCCGCCGGTGCAGGTCGCGGCGCTGCCCCGACCGCGGTCTCGCGCTGGAACGCGCCAATCGCGCGGGCGAGGATGGCGGCGTTCTGCGTGTTGTTGATGCGCGCCTGGAAAGCTGCCGGCTTGGATGCCAGCCATTTCCGGAACGGCTGATTCGGATCGGGCTGCTTTCCGGCCTCGACGGCGCCGGTGATCTGGCGCCAGTCGGGATACTCGTCTTCCAGGACTTCGATCTGGACTGCCCTGACGCGGTCCTGGATGGTCTGGCGCATCTCCTCGGGGTCAGGACGCCGCTCGGTCGGTGCTGTCCCCGTGATGCCTTTGAGCGTGGCCTCCAGAGCCGCGCGCGAGCCTGCCGCGATCTCCGGGAAGTCCTTTTCCAGCGCGGCAAACGCATCCTTCGGGATTTCGACTTTGAATCCGCGCGGCGTTGCGTTTTGCAGGTCGCGCACGAGGGTCTGCACGCTTTCCAGCGTCCCGAGCGCGCGGGCGAGCTGCTGCTCGAAGTTGGCGGTCTTCTCGGCCGCGGCATTCAGCCGGGCAAATTGCTCCTCGGTGATCTGGACGTGCTTTGGCGGGGCGGCTCGCTGCGACGTCGGCTTCGGCTCTGGCGCCGCGGTGGGCGCGGGTGCCGCTGCGGCAGCAGCCGGCGACGCTGCCGCCGCTGGCTGGGCTGCTTCGGCGGCGGCTGACTTGGTGCGCCCGGCCTCCATGGCCGCGCCGGCTTCGAGGTCAGCGTCCGCCTGTGCGTCCTCGGCTGCCGCGATGGCGGCCGGGTCCGTTGTTCCGCTCATGTGTCCCCTCGGGTTAGGGTCAGTCGATCAAGGGCGGCTCGTCGCCGAGCGCGATGATCCCCTTCAGCGCCTTGATCTCGCCGCGCAGCGCGGCCGTCTCCTGTTCAGTCAGCGTCGCCCGGTCGTTCCTGATCCGGCATTGTGCAAGTCGCTCGGTCAGGTGCGCCTTCAGGCGCGCCCAAAGCGGGTGCCGGCGCTCGCCATCCTCCAGCACGAAGATGACCGGGTCAGGCATCGCGGCTCATGCGGGCGGTCCCTGCTCGAACGCGCGCCCGTCTCCCGCGCGACCTGGCGTCTGGTCGGGGGGAGCAGCTCCCCGGCGTGGCCGCGCGGGTCGGTTGCGCCGCGCGTCAGCGACATTGTCGGCCGCGTTCAGGTCCCGCTGCGTCTGCAGGGTCATAGCCGTCTTCGCGAGGTCCGCTTTGACCTGGTCCAGATTGATCTGGTGGCGGTTGGCGTACTCGAGCATCGCCAGTTCCCGCTGTACCTGCAGTTCGTGGAGCCGGACCGTGGCATCGACCGATGTGCGCTGCGCCTCGTTCTGCACCCGGCCGCCTTCAAGCGCGTTCGCGGCCTGGGCGATACGTTCCTCGGACGCGGCGGTCTGCTGGTCGGTCTGTTGCTTCGCGACGAGCTGCTTGGCGGCGGTATCAGCCACGATTTTCGCCACAGTGACCTGGTAGGGCTCGGGGGGCGGCGTGGCCTCGATCCTGGCCTGCTCTTCGTCGGTGTATTGCAGGTCCTGGGGCGCGATGCGCTTGGACTTCAGCGCCAGCTTGATCCATTTCTTAGGATTGATGCCGAACGCCGGATTGGTGACCAAGGCTCCCATCTGCCACAGCGTCTGGTCCTGGATCGCGCGCTCCACCAGAGCGATCGAGCCGTGCGCGTCGATGGTGAATTCGCCTTTTTCCTCGTTCGGCACATCCGGATCGCGCAGCAGCCACTCGTAATACTGCCGGACGTGCGGCTCGGTGATGTTTTCGTCGAAGTTGTAGCCGATATCCCGGAGGAGCTGGTTGGCGTTATTGTTCTGCAGTTGCGCCGCGCCGAACGTATCGGGCGTCGTCTCGCCGCTCTGCCCCTGCGTGATGAGCGGGATCGACGTTGATTCTTCCGCCAGACGCTCGCCGGTCGTGAGGATTTGCAGCATCTGCGGCGTGACGTTCGGAACTTCGAACATTTTGAACGCGAGGCCCACATCGCCGCCGGCGCCGTCGCCGCCGAGATACCAAATCTTGTCCGGGGTCAATGTCCAGTCGCCATTCGCGGGCCGGATCGAGCCCTGATCCATCACGATCTGTGAGCCGGCTGACTTGCCCGCGTTGTTGAGGAGCGCGCGCATCGAGGCGTTCACGATGGCCTGGGGCGCCTTGATTTGTTCCGCAACCCCGATGCCGGCCCAGTGTTTCGCCCGCCGCTGCCAGGGCATCGAGTGGTACGGGAAAGAGCCGCTATCCAGCGGATTGAGCGTGGCCTTGATCGGGTGATCGTTGATCATCGTCACGATCGCGTAGACTTCGTCGTCGTCCCGGTTGTCGCGCGCGGCGACCGCCTTTCCTGCCGCCGCGTCGATCGTGTCCATCTCTTCGCGCTTCAGCGACCCGTAGTAATACCAGATCTCGAAGCGGTCCTTTTCCTTGATCGCGCCGCGCGACTCCGCGCCTTCGTCCTCTGTTTTGGTTTTCTTGCTCGGGCCTTCGAGCAATACCTTGTCGATCTGTGAGCGGATGTAGCCGGGCTCGCCTCGCAGCTTCTGGACCTGCCGCCGCGAGAGGTAGTCGCGCTCAAAGATATAGTTGCCGTCGTGAATGTTATCGCCACAGGCCGGGTCCGGGAAGATATTCCATGGATCGACCCAGACGCTGACCGGAAGGATTTTCTCGACGATCTGGATTTCGATGCCGCCATCGTCGGTGGTGATCACGGCAATCTGGCGCTTTGCCTTCGGGACCGGCCCCTTCAGTACGCCGACGCCGATGCGCGCGGCATCGAAGATGAGCTTGCGCGCGGCCGCCGTCCATTGGCACGCGACCATCCAGTCATACACGCGGGTCTCGGCGGCCTTGGCCTTTTGGGCCGCCAGTTGGATGTTTTCGAGCGCCAGGTCGGATACCGTGAGCGGCACGCGAGGTGCCGTGGTGGCCGCAGGTGCGGCTGCGCCTGGCGTAGGAGACGCTCCGGCGGCTTGGGCTGGGAGGGGGCCGGCCGCCGGAGCGGGTGCGCCAGCAGGAGGCAATGCTGCTGGCGGCACGGGCTCGCCCGGCGCTGCCGGGCGTGTGAGGGGAACGCCGAGGTCATGGACGACCTGGCTATGGTCCTCCTTGGCCTTGATCAGCTCCGGCACTGGCATCTCCTTGAAGGAAAATGCCTTGTCGTCCGGCGGAAGCAGGATTTCTGCGAGCTTGGCCGCGCCCGCGTCGACGTAGCGGGCGGTCAGGCGGATGTAGATGGTCGATCGATGATCCGGGTCCTGCGGCCTGCGGCCGGTCGTGACGGGTCCGGTGATCGCCATCGGCTTCGACCACCGGCCATCCTGGTACTGGTCCCGGTTGAGTTCGTCGATGCCGATGTAGGCGTCTTCGCACTCGCGCCACGTCGTCTCGATGCCGCTGGTGGCGCGGTGCGCTTTTGCTTCCTCGCGCTTCTGGGTAAGCGCGACGCCGATCGCGTCCAGCGTGGTCGGGTTCTCGGCCGCATGCGGCTCGACCAGCTCGCGGACGTCGTCGGGCAGATCGGCAAGACCGATGGCGGCCATTGGCGGCGCATAGCTCCGTCTGGGAAATTGGCGGGCATGCGGGCGCCGCGCTGCCCACCGACCTGTCGTTACGCGGCTTCGGGGTAGGCCTTTCGGCCTAGGCCGAAAGGCCTAGCGCGGTCCGCGCCAACTCAATGCGATGCCTCAGGAGGGTTGCGTCGCT